CCTCCCGGCGCGGGGGGTGGTGGCAGGAAAAAAAGCGCTGACCGCCCCCGGGAAGTCCTCAGCCTAGCGATCAAGTCGGGGGTTTCCCCTTCGCGCCTGATGGGCCATGAGCCTCGCGTGCTCACCGAGTACGTGTACGAGGGCGACCGGCTGGTGGGCACGATTGCCACCACGGAGCCGGAGTTTACGGCGAGCCAACTGGCCTTGCTACTCGCGCATGAGCGCACCGAGTCCGACCGGGGATCACACGGTCACCCAATGACCGAGGCGACCGACGCAGACGCCAACCCATCGAATGATGGCGGCTGGCATTACGAGGCCAACAAGGCTCCCCGCATCGATTACGCCGCGAAGGCGCTCGCCGATGAGCAGGACAAGTTCTACAAGAAGTGGCCGAAGGCTTCACGCAACGGCCACCTCTGGTACGTGACACGCGTGGACGACTAACTAAATAGAGGGCTGGTGCCGCATGGGCGAGCGCGTTATCGCTACGAGGGTCACCGCGCAGGTGAGCAACTTCGTCGCCAACATGGAGGCGGCGAGCAAGACCAGCGTCAAATTCAAAAACACCCTTGAGGGCCAGAGGGCGGCGTCGATTGCTGCGGCTAAGGCTCAGGGCGAAGCTGCCACGAAGATCGGTCAAGGCTTCCTGGCTATCGGCGCAGTTGCGGCGGTGGGCATTGGCATCGCGGTGGCTAAATTCACTGAGTTTGATCAGGCGATGTCCAACGTGAAAGCGGCCACGCAGGAGACTGCGGAGAACATGGGCGCGTTGCGTGACGCCGCCCTGGACGCGGGGGCGAAGACCGCATACTCGGCTACTCAGGCGGCGGGAGCGATCGAGGAGCTTGGCAAGAACGGTCTGACGACTACGCAGATCCTCAACGGTGGGCTCAACGGGGCACTGTCCCTTGCTGCGGCGGGCCAGCTTGACGTGTCCCGGGCGGCTGAAGTTGCCGCCGTTTCCATGAAGCAGTTCGGCCTTTCCGGTGAGTCTATCCCGCACATTGCTGACCTCATGGCTGCTGGCGCGGGTAAGGCTGCCGGCGATGTTGAGGACATGGCACAGGCGCTCGCACAGGCGGGCCTCGTCGCTAACGGTGCGGGCCTCAGCATTGAGGACACGACGGGCGTGCTGGCTGCCTTTGCAGATCAGGGCCTCAAGGGTTCTGACGCGGGCACCGCCATGAAGTCGATGTTGCAGGCGCTCGTGCCGACCTCGAAAGAGGCGTCGGAAACGATGCATGAAATGGGCGTCAGCGCCTATGACGCGGGCGGTCAGTTCGTCGGCATCACTAATTTCGCTGGTCAGTATCAGACCGCGATGCGCAAGCTCACGCCTGAGCTTCAGGCCACCAACTCGAAGATCATCTTCGGCTCGGATGCTGTGCGCGCGTCGAATGTCCTCTTTCAGCTCGGTGCCGATGGCATCAAGAAGTACATCGACCAGACGAACGATTCAGGCTACGCGGCGAAGGTTGCTGCGGACCGGCTGAACAACCTGGCTGGCGACGTTGAGGCTCTTGGCGGTTCGTTTGACACCTACCTAATCAAGTCGGGCTCTGGCGCAAACGATGTCCTACGGACCACGGTGCAGACCCTAACTGGCCTGATCAACACTGTCGGAAGTTCACGACGGGCAGGTTCGCAGCAGACACGATGCGCATTCCGAGGATCTGACCGATGGTCGCGTTGCGCAGACCCTCGTTGTCGCCAGAAGTGTCGAACGACACCAGCTTCGAGTTGGCCTGAAGAAGCAGGGCCTCGAACTCGGCGTTGATCGCCACAATGCGGTTGGCCGCAGGAACCTTGGCCTTCTGAAGCTGCTTGCGAGCCGAAACCAGGAGGTTCCACGCGGCGTCACCAGTGGTCGGTGCGGTGGGGCTGCCAGCAAGTGCGGTGCCCTGAGCGATCAGACGTGCACCAATGAAGGTGTCAGTGTCAGTCGCCAGCGCGTCACCCGCAGCGTCGGTGTAGTCGCTCATGTTGCCAGCGGCCTGGGTGGCGTCGATGTCATCGATCTTGAAGTCGAAGGACTTCTCCTGGTCGATGAGCAGGTCCACACCAGTGTCGGTGAGGCCCTGAGCCGTGGTCAGGCGACCGGCAGCCTTGTAGTCAGTGACCACGGGGCTGATGACGCCGGTGAGCTTGACAATGTTGCCCTTGGCCGCGATGCCTTCGTACTTGCGAGAAACGAGGTTCGCAAAGACGACCTCGTTTTCCCACCGGTCGATGGTTTCGTCAGCCCAAATGGTGGGGATGAAATTGGTGATTGCCATTTCGTGGCCTTTCGGTTAGTTGGTGCCCAGCAGCGTGTTCACGCGGCCATCAGCTCGCGCCTTGGACCGCTCTTCACGTGACAGGGCTGAATATTGGGACTCGGTGAGCTGCGACGGCTTCGCCTGCTTCCCCTTCGTGCCCTGATCGGCTCCACCGTCAAAACGACGGGGTGCGGCAGCAGCGAGATGGGGCTTGCGGGTCAGAAGGTCGTCAATGGCTTCTTCGAGGGCGTCAGGATCGACATCCCCGTTCGCGTCGACGGCGAGGTCGGTCAGATCGATGAATGCGAGCGCGTCGAGCGGATCTGCAAGCTTTCCCTTGGCCGCAGCCTTGAGCTCAGTGCGTAGAATCCGCGTGTTCGCAGCGGTCGTTGCCGCAGCTTCACCCTCGCGCCGCGCGGCGTCGAGTGCTTGCTGTTCGGCGGGCAGGTCCTTGGCCGCAGCAGCGTCTTTCAACGCCTGCAGTTCGGCTTTGACGGCGTTCGCTTCCTGAATCGCCGCGTTGCGCGCCGCCTTCATTTTGTCGAGTGCCTTCTTGCCGGGGTCGCCTAGCGCTTTCTGCGCTTCGGCATCTTCCGGGTCCTGCTCTTCGGGATCTGTGACCTCCGGATCGATGGGTTCGATCGGGTCGGTTGCTTCGGGTTCGATCGGTTCTGGCATAGGAAGTGCTCCTTGTGGGTATTTGCCCGCCGTGCGCGGGCTGTCTTCCGCACCAGTAAGGAGCGGGAAGTTTTAGGCACAGCAAAGGACCGCCACTATGGACGGCCCTTCGGTGTGAGAACTACTTGATGCCGAGCAGCCCTGCGAGGCGCTTCACAGACAGGGAAGCGAACTGCAACTTGTCAACCTCGTTTTGGAACGCCTTCTGCAAGGTGTCCAAATCGCCAGGCGCAAGCGGTGTTGGGCGCGAAAACTTATCCGCAGTGTTCTCGCCAATCGACCGCGGCCAATTGCCAGTGCGGCGGGCCTCGTTGAGTCGATACTGCGAGTCGTACAAACGACGTTCCGCAGCGGTCATCGTGTAGCGGTTGAGCGGGTCACGAACGCCAGAAGCGTTCGCATCCAAGACCGCATCCGACGCAGAACGGGCCTTGCCGCCCTTGCCCAGCGCGCCGAAGCCCTGAGCCGCGCGCCCGGTACCAAGAATGTTTCCGCCAGCCACCTGGGGGCCGGTGATGTAGCCCTCATCCTTGAGCATCTTCAACGCGTTGGTGCGCGTGCCAGCGGTGCGGTAGATGTCGTCAACGGTGAGCTTCGAAGGCGTTCCGAATCGCAGCCGGCCCTTCGCAGTGGCAAGCCCGCGGTTCTTCAGGTTGACCACGCGGTAGATGTCCGCGCCGTCGTTGATCGCTCGAGCCTCAATGCGCCCGAATGCCTTCTCCTGCTCAGCCTTAGACATCGCATGGAACGCGGCGTACGGATCGGCACGCAATTTGTCCGCTGTTGAGAGGGCTTCGGAGGTTGAGGCCACGTGTTTGCAGTCGCAGCGGTCGTGGCGAAGGAAGCCGTCATTCCAGCGATACCAACGCCCCGCCAAGATGAGGCAGCGCGAACAAGAAGTGCCGTTCAGCATCCTCGTGTAACCGGTGATCTGTGGGCGCTGCACAATGTCAGCCCCAACGACAGCGCGACCATCATCCGCAAGGACCGTCAGCAGCATCCCGGTCAGCCAAGACTCGGCCTGAGTGAGCGCCGCTGAGGCAGTCGCGCCGTCCCGCACCGCAACCTTCGCCGTGATAACCGACTGACCTAGCAGCGATTCCATCGGACGCCCGTCAGGAGCGTTCTCAACGAACCGCGCCGGAATCAAATCGCCCTCTTGAGGTGCAACCTGATTCGTCTCAGCCAGAACGCGCGGCGTGTACCCCACGGAAGTAGTCACAGCAGCCGTACGCCCAAGCTGGACGACATCCAACACCCGCGGGGCAACCACGGACCAAGACGCGTCGAAATCGTCCGTCATGCCCGCCCAGAGCTTCCGGACCGAACCGACCGTAGCGGCCGCAATTGACTGCTGCTGCTTGTAGTAACTATCCGACGCTAGGAGGGTCTGCAAGTGAAGTCAGCCCCCTCGTCGCCGCCGCAAGTTGCGGGTCGTTCAGTTCCTGCTCACGCATCGCCAACACGCGCTCAATCGTCATCGGATCAAACCCGTCAAGCTCCATCAGATACTCGAGCGGGTAACCCATCTGCTTCTTCTTCAGCAGCGCATCCGCCATCTGGGCCTCGGAACGAATCTCCGGGTTCATCCACGTGATCTCCGCAAGCCGCGCCTGCTGAGCAAGCGCAACATCGCCCTTCGCCAAGGCAATCAGCCGGAAAATCTCGCGCATAGCCGGGTCCGTGAAAGTCTGGAACTCCTTGACCTTCTTATTCAGGCCAATCTCAGACGCCTTCAGCCCATCGCCGTTGACATTCGAGATGCCCTTATTCGTCGCAAGGTACGTCGGGGGAGTGCGGGTCTGGGCCGCAATGTGCCC